ACAAGTCCGAGAATCCATCAACAAGACTTTCTTTTTGGATCTCCTTGAACTTCCAGGACCAACTGCTGCAGATGGAGATGTCATGAGGTTTAGTGCAACAGAGATCAACGCACGTCAAAGAGACCGACTCTCAGTCCTTGGTCCAATCGTCTCACGGCAGGAGGTGGAGTTTTTGGCACCAATGGTTATGAGAACCCTAGGAGTCATGGAAAGCAATGGAATGCTTTCTCCTGCACCTCCTGCACTAATGAATGCAGATTTCAGAGTAGAGTATGCAAACCCTGTAAGCATCTCAATGAGAACAGGAGAGTTAAACAGTATCGCACAACTAATCCAGTTTCTTCTTCCAATTGCACAGATTGACCCCTCTGTAGTTCAGAGGTTCAACACAGGACGAATTGCAGAATTAGGTGCAGAGATCCTTAGAGTTCCTCCTAGTGTTTTGAGAACAGAAGAGGAGATGCAGGAGTTGATGCTTGCACAGAGGCAGGCACAAGAGGAGCAGATGCTCCTACAGAGTAACCTTCAGGTTGCAGAGGCAGACAATCTTGTGAGTCAATCAAGAAGGAATGACGCACAAGCAGGACTTGCAGTTGCAAAGAGTCAGTTACCTGTATGATCAGAAAGAAGGAGCGGGACCGCAAAGCACTATATGACAGACTTTTCAAAAGTGATGATGGACAGAGGTTTCTAGAGGATCTCGCAAGAAGAAACCACGTTTTTGATGTAATCACAGTAGAGAACCCCCAGATAAGTGCCTTTCGAGATGGAAGGAGAAGTGTAGTAGTTGATATTATGAACTACCTTGGATTAAACACAAAGGATTTGGAACGTCTTGCACGAGAATCCACAGATGGAAGAGATGAGTACAACCCAGACTGAGGCACCCCCCTCTGCAGAAATGCATGAAGGAGGGTCAATCCTTGGAGGAACAGGAGGATCTGAATCTACAGATCCACTTGCACTAAACATAGAGAGCTTGCCTGAAGACATCAGGCATGAACCAGTTTTGAAGAACTTCAAATCTTGGGATGCACTCGCAAAGAGTTACATTCATGCAAACAAGAAGTTGGGAGTTCCTTCAGAGCAGTTGCTGCAACTTCCACAAGGAGAGAATGCAGATTGGAATGGAGTATTTTCCGCACTAGGAAGACCAGAATCTCCAGAGGGCTACGAGTTGAACGGCACAGGAGACTTGGCAGATGGTTTTCGACAACAAGCACATCAGTTGGGACTTAACCAGAAGCAGGCATCTGAACTTCTAAACTGGTACAGTGACACCCAAGCAAGTGTGGACGAGAAGGATAATGAGGATTTCGCATCAGAGCAAGTTCAGTGGGTCGCCGCACTTCAGAAGGAGTGGGGAGATTCCTATGTCAAAAACAAACAGTTGGCAGAAAGAGCATTTCATCAGTTTGCAGATGAAGACGCACTTGATGTCATGAACAAGACAGGGTTGGGAACTCACCCTGCGCTTGTAAGGATGTTTGCCCAGATTGGACAGATCCTCACAGAGGATGGTTCATTGACAGGCAATCAAGAAGGTCGAATTGGAGGAATCTCTTCAGGATCTGCAAAGACAAGAATTGATGAACTTCTAAACGACAAGGATTTCACAGAGAGGTACTACAACCAGTACCACCCACGGCATTCGGATGCCGTGACTCAAATGCAACGACTATACGAGGCAGCAGGTTAGTCAGATAACCGTAATGGCCTGACCTGAGATCTCTGAGTCGGACCTACCTCTGGTAGATAATCCGTCATTCGTGAGTCGAAGCGAGTAATCGTTTCACCAAAACAAGGACGGATTATGTCTACTCAAGTAACAACTGCATTTGTCAAGCAGTACATGGCAAATGTGGACTTTTTAGTCCAACAGAAAGGAAGCAGACTGCGTAATGCAGTCACGCTCAAAACAGGAGTTCGTGGAGAAGAGGTCTTCATGGACCGGGTTGGATCAACTGCACCACAGAAGGTGACTTCTCGACATGCAGACACTCCACTCATCTCGACTCCTCATGACCGCAGGCGAATCACTCCAGTGAGTTACAACTGGGGAGATCTGATTGACAATGTTGATCGTGTGAAGATGATCATTGACCCCACCAGTCCATATGCCCAGAATGCAGCATATGCAATGGGAAGGGCAATTGATGATGAGCTTCTGGATGCAATCAGTGGAAACGCCTTTGGCGACTCCTCTGGAACCTCCGGATCTGATGCATCCACGGCAATCGCACTTCCTTCAGGACAGAAGGTTGCAGTTGATTTCCACACCTATGACACAGGGTCAGGAGACAAGGGACTCACCCTTGGAAAACTGCTGAAAGCACGAGAAATTTTGGGTGCAGGAGAAGCAGACGATTATGGTCTGGATGGATCTCCAAACCTCTTTTGTGCAATCAATGCAAAGCAGATTTCAAATATGCTTGCAGATTTCTCAATGGGAGGTGCATCCGGAGTACAGGGAATTAGTGCTGCATCAGCAGACTACAACTCTGTGCGTAGCCTGGTCGCAGGAGAAATTGATACTTTCATGGGATTCAAGTTCATCCGGACCGAACTCCTCAACACCGATTCCAGCAGTGATCAACTGGTTGTTTGTTGGCATCGTAGCGGAGTTGGATTGGCGATCTTTGATGATATACGAGCAAGGATCTCTGAACGTCCAGACAAGCGTTATTCCACGCAGGTCTATTATGAGATGACGATTGGCGCAGCACGTCTTGAGGAAGAGCGTGTTGTTGAAATCGCATGTGATCCCACTTAACCCTGAGCCAGGAGATTAGAAATGGCAGCAGTATATGGTGTAAATTACACCAAAAATTACCCAATCGAGTCTGGCTCCACGTCTGCACAGTCACAAGTGCCTGTGTCAGAAGTTGGTGGTCGCATGAGGGTCGCATACGACACTTATGAGGCATCCAGCCTTGCATCAGGGTCCACCATCTCCATGTTCAAGCTTCCAAATGGAGCAAGAATCTGGCAGATGATCTTGATCACAGATGATCTGAGTTCGTCAGGAACCCTTCAGGTTGGAGATTCCAGTGATCCCAATCGGTTCATCACAGAGTCAATCTGTGGAGATGCCAACAAAGTCCACTACATGCACCCGAAGGCACATGCATCAGATAGCAATCTGACTCTTTTGGGAGGAGTAAGTGGAACAGGTATTGACGCATTTGGTTATGCACTCACTGCAGAAACCACTGTGATCCTCACCACGGCAACCGCAGCCCTCACTGGAACCATCAATCTTGCGTGTTTCTACACGATTGATTGAAGAGTTCTGATAATTAACGGGCCGATGAGAATCGGCCCCTTTCCTTGCATGGAGAAGTATGTCCAAAATAACCCTATATGATGACAAGAATGTATCTGAAGAGTTGGATTCAAACTCTGATGAATACAAACAGAGGGTTTCCCAGGGGTGGACCACCTGGAAGAAACCTAGTGTCAAGAAATCCAAACAATCATACAAGGTATGACTAATGGCTTCCGTGGTAAGCATCTGCAACATTGCACTCTCAAACCTTGGAGATGAGAAAATCGCCTCTCTCTCTGAGAACAATGACAGGGCACGTTCATGTGATTTGAGGTATGAGGATGTCAGAGATGCAGTTTTGAGATCATACCCGTGGAATTGTGCAACCACTCGTGTTGAGCTTGCACGGTCAACAACTGATCCTGTCTGGGGATTCACCTACAGTTTTGCACTTCCCTCTGATTGCCTGAGAGTTCTTGATGTCTATGATTACACTGTTCCCTTTGCAATTGAAGGGAGGTTCCTGCTCACAGAGAACTCATCCGCAAAACTGAAGTATATTGCAAGAATCACTGATCCAAACGATTATGACATTCTTCTTCAACAGGCAATTGGAATCCGGCTTGCGTCTGAGATTGCAGAGGCACTCACAGGAAGGACGGAACTGAAGCAGGAGATGTACCAGAAGTATCTGCTGGTTCTCTCTGAAGCACGGGGTGTGGATTCCCAAGAGACTGGGATGCCAATGGTGATTGAGGCAAATGATTTCATCAATGCACGTTTTGACACCTCCTACCTCTTGAACACCAGCACCACCATCTGATGGCACGGGTTCAGGCACTTCAGGGGAGTTTTGTAACAGGAGAGATTTCTCCAAAGTTACAGGGGAATGTCCTCTTGGAATCATACAAGAGTTCACTAGGAACCTGCCTGAATTATGTTGTTGTTCCACAGGGTGCAGTGATGAGGAGACCTGGAACGAGGTATGTCACTCCAACAAAGAATGATGGAGAGGTACGTCTGATCCCCTTCAATTTTGGACAAGGACAATCCTATGTGATTGAGGCAGGCGCAGCATACTTCAGGTTCTTCACTGCAGATGGAGTCTTGATGGAAGGAGCATTAAGTTCCACTCCACTGGAAATCACAACAGACTCTGATGGAGATGCAGTTCCATATGGAGTTGCAGATCTTGACGGGCTTTATGTCACCCAGAGTGCAGATACCCTCTTTATTGTCCATCCGAGTTATCAACCCTTCACTCTCAAACGCACAGGCACCTACACTTGGGTGTTTGCAAAGTTGGATCTCAAGCATGGTCCCTTTGATCCTGTCAATGTCTCAGACACAGTTCTTCATGTTGATATGACCACAGGGTCATTTGACAAGGAGAGGATGACAGATATCATCCAAACCTCTGATTACATTGATATTACAAATGAGAGATTCAGTGTCACAAAACATCCCTTTGTCAATGGACAGAAGATCTACTTTGTATCCTCTGGAACCATTCCCTCCGGGTTGACTGCAGGGCCAGGAACCCAGTATTACATCATCAACTCAACAGAGAACACCTTTCAGGTTTCAACTGCCTACAGTGGGACTCCTGTCAACATCACCAATGTCCAAACAGGAACCCTCACAATCTGGAAGGAGTTTATTCCAAAGGATACAACAATCACCCTGACAAGTTATAATCTTCTTAGTAATATCAACTTCACTGCGTCTGATAACAAGTTCAACAAAACCGAGCATGGATTTGCAAATGGGACAAAGATGCGCTTTGTCAGATCTGTTCCTGTAAGTGAATTTACAATAGAGACTATCTACTATGTGGTTGGAACAGATACCAACGATTTTCAACTCTCTGCCTCAGCAGGAGGAACTGTAATCACAGGAGCAACCAACTTCCAGGCAACAACTCTTCATGCAAATGGAATTCTTGGAATCAACTCTGACACAGGATTTCAAACCACTGATGTAAACAGGTACATTCGATTAAACAATGAGATCTATCCCCACATTCGTTGGGGATATGCACAGATTAAAACAAGATCCTCCACCTCTGTTGTCACTGCAACAGTTAAGGAATCCCTTGCAAACGAATTTACAACAAAGGAGTGGGCACTAGGTGCATTCAGTGGGACATCAGGGTATCCAAGAACAACCCAGATTTACCAACAGAGGCTTGTTTTTGCAGGAACCACCAGTGAACCCCAGAATATCTACTTCTCAAAAACAGGAGATTTCAACAACTTTGCAACCACAGAGGCATTTGGAAAGGATAGTGGAAGTGTGGATTCCACAGGCGCAAAGATAATCACAGAGCAGATTTTTGATGACAATGCAATTACCCTTCAAATCTCCTCTGATACTGTTGATCTCATTGAGTGGTTAAATGAGGATGCACGTCTCTCTCTTGGAACCTCTGGAGGAATCTTTCAAGTGTATGGATCAGATACAGACTCTACCCTCACTCCATTCAACTTTACAATCAAGAAAATCACAGACTGGCCCTCTGAGGACACTGCACTTCCACAGAAGATTGGAAACAATGTTTTGTATGTCCAGCAGAATGGACGAAAGGTCCGGGAGTTGATCTTTGATAATGAACAAGAGCGATACAGTGCAGATGACATCTCCATCCGCTCAGAAAACCTCTCCCAGCAGGGAATTGTGGAGATGACATACCAAGATCAACCACATGCAATTTTGTGGTGCAGGAAGGCAGATGGGAAACTTGCTGCCTGTACCTATGTTAGATACCAACAAGTGATTGGGTGGCATCGTCATGAGATTGCAGGAACCCACACAGAGGCAACTCTGAACTATGGAACACATGCAAAAGTTGAAAGGATGGTTTCAATTCCAAGGATCAACTATGACCAGATGTGGTTTGTTGTAAAAAGATCCATCAACCTTGGAATTGTGACTGTTCCAGATCATACAAATGATAAACTTGCACTCAGTGGTCATGGAATGGTGAACACAACACGAGTCCGGTTTTCTACTACAGATACCCTTCCTGATCCTCTCAGTGTGGACACAGACTATTATGTTGTTAGCACCGCAACAAATGACTTCAAGGTTTCAACTACATCAGGAGGAGGTGCAGTCAACATCACAGACACAGGAACAGGAACCCACACTGTAAGGATGATGGACCGTAGGTATGTGGAGTACCTTGATAAATTCTATGATTCCTCTGAGACTGATGCAAATGCAGCACATTTTCTTGATTGTGGAGCAATTTACTCTGGAGGATCAACAACCTCAATTACAGGATTGGGATATTTGGAAGGAGAAACAGTTTCACTTCTTGGAGATGCCGCCGCACAACCTGATAAAACTGTGTCCTCTGGAGCAATAACTGCACAACTTGCAGTCACACGAGCACATGTTGGACTCTCATACAACAGTGATCTCCAAACTCTTCCACTTGCACTTGGAACTGCAGATAACACATCCGTTGGAAACCAGAAGAGAATCCACAGGATTGTTGTAAGATTTCATGAATCAATGTCTCTCAGTTATGGAATGTCAAGTGATGATTTAACAGTTGCAACATTCAGAAGAGGAGGAGATCCAATTTCATCTGCACTTCCACTTTTTAGTGGAGACAAGGAACTCGTGTTTCCATCAAACTATGATACATTAGGACAAGCATATTTGAGGTGTTCCCAACCATTTCCAAGTACCATCACCTTGCTTGCACTTGATTATGAAACCAACGACTAGGAGATTAAAATGGCATGGTGGGTAGTCCCTCTAATACAGGCAACAGGTCTTTTGTTATCATGGCAGGCACAACAGCAGCAATCCCGGCAACAGCAGTCTCAGTATAATGCACAGGCAGCAGAGTATAGAAGGTATGCAAATGAACAATACAAGATCACCCAGAAGAAGATGGGGTTTATTCGTCTACAATCCTTGAGAAAGGAAGATGAACTAAGAGTGTTAGGACAATTGAGAGGACATGAAATCAAAATACAGGGAAGACGTGCAACCTCAGCAATTAGTGCAGAAACAGGATCATCTGGTGCAGTTGTTGGATATGGAACTCCAGGGCAGATTGAGTTTGAACAGGTTTTGACTGCAAACCGTGCATCCGCAAACATGGTAAACAGTGCAAACTTGAAAGCACATAATCTTCAAGTGAGTACCAGCAGACAATTGGAGATCATGCAGGATTCTGCAGAGCTTGCAAGAACATCAATGGTTGCAAAGGCAGAATGGGCAACTGCTGCTGCTGCCGCAAAAGAGGCATCACGTTTGATTGAAGGCGCAGGAACCCTCTTGACAGGCACAGGAACAATGGCTCAAACCCAGTATATGATGCCTGTGGATCAACGAATTCCTTGGTTTAGACCCTGATGGCACGTCTAAGATTCCAGAAGTTTGAGAAGGAACTGAGTCCTGTTGAGCAGGGAGTTGGAATCCCGTCTTATCCTGCTGCACCTCCTCCCCAGCAAATGGTAGGAGATGAGGTTCTCAGTGAAAGCCGCGCCTATGAACGTCTAGGACAATCAATCCTTGATTTTGGATCAACTCTTGGAAAAGTGATCACAAATGAACAGGGACGTATCCGCAAAGAAGTGTGGGAACAGGGGATGCCACTTGCACTTGCAGAGTTGGATCGAGAACTGGAGCAAAGGATTATTGATGATTATCAGCAAGGTTTAAGTCCGGCGGAATCAAAAAAGCAGTGGAAGCTGCATGTGAAAACCCTCATAGATAATATTAAGAGTACCAAATCTTGGAAGAGCATCACGCATGAGGGAGACAGGAATAAGCTGGAGACCATACTTCGTGACAGGGCACACAGTATGGAGATCAGGGCACTCCAGCAATCGTATGCCCTTCAGAATGAACTCCAATCCTCAATGGTTCAAAATCAGATCACTGGGGCACTGAATGACCAGTTACTGGAGATTCAAGATCCTTCCTTCAACAAAAATTCTGAAGGAGAGGGCTTGGGGCATACCATCCCTCAAGATATCTTTCTCAAAAGTCATGTTATTGGCCGTGCAAATGCTGAGATTGAACAAATACTGGAAGCTAACAACATTAGTGGGAGGCAGGCGCAAAGACTAAAACTCTGGGCTGCATCTGCAGTCAATGATTTACAATACAAGGCACTTTCACACCACATTAAGATCAAGACTGGAATTGCTGCAGCAAACTGGCAAGAAAAGTACAATAACTTGGTGAAGACTGCTGCATTGGGAGGGTCCAGTGTCAGAAGACGTTTGGTTGATGGTAAAGTCTCTGAAGATTCACGATTAGACCCAGTGGAGGAGCATCTTCAAGGGGGTCTTGCTGCAGAGTTGATTGGTCCAAAGGATGCCCTACGTCTCAGGGAAGATGCAAAAGTAACCTTTGATCTCAATGATGTCAACAATGATATCAGGGATAACCCTTTGGATACCTATTGGATGCTCCGTACTGATGAACCAACAAAGGAGGAGAAGGAAGAGATTATTGCTGATTCTGGCAAGGAAGAATGGAACCGTCTGAACGAGTTGAGAGGTGGGTATTACCCCTCACTCATGGGAGCAGCACGGGAATCCAAGATTAAAAACGCACTGTCTGAGATTGAAAGTCAACAATCAGCAGATATGGAAATGGCAAATCAAATGCTGAAACGTGCAGGAGAAGTTCTTATTGATCCTGAGTCATCTCCTGAGAGTATTGCAGCAGTTAAAAATACTGAGTTTCTTGATCAGTTTAAGCATTACAAACATTTTCAACGTAAACCGTGGAAACTTAAACAGTGGAAGCTGGCTCTTGAGTATGCAGAAACAGTTGGATTGGGAATCAAGGATATTGACAAGAAATCCTATAAGGAGTTTCAAGAACTCAAAGATAGTCTACATCCTAAGAATCAGAAGTTTAAGGATGCTGAAGGAAAGGATATCCCTGATCAAGAAAACTTCCGGTATTCCCAGATGATAGGAATTTATTCTGGAGTTTTAGGGGAACTCCAGAAATTGATTGATCTCCGAGTAAAAGACCCGGCATCCATTGGACATCAGCAAGCAGTGAAAGATGAGATTGATCCAGAATCTCCAGAGGGTATTAAGAGGATTATAAGAGATCAGATGAACTGGAAAGGAATACCTGATGATCAATATCCAAGTCCAAGTGAACTTTCAAGACAAGTGCTTGCAGGAACAACTGCAGTGTGGTCTTTAAGCATGAGAGAAAGGAGAGGGAAGGAATGGAATGCGCTTACCATTTCCGGTACAGGTGTGAAGAAGAAAGAATTTCTGGATACCTTAATTAAAAAATCTGGAGAAAATGCATCTTCTGTCATGAATGAGTTTATCAAAGCAGATGGATTCACATGGGGAGATTATATCTACACAGAGATAAGTAACCCTGTGCTTTTGGATGAGTTTAATGATTCCCAGAAGCATTTGGCAAAAAACCGTGAAGAAGTTGGAATAATTTTTGATGTAAAGAAAGAACCTGCAGCATCCTCTTTCAAGACACTGAGAGAAAAGGTTTCAAGAGATGAGACTGTAAGGGCATTTCTGGATTCTTTTGGCACCGGAACTGCAGAATCGTCTAGTGTTTTGGATATGCTTACAGATTATGTTATTTACAAGAAAACCAAAAATAGAGGTTTCACTCTGGATGAGGTCATAGAACTTGCAGAGACTCACTTGATTTCCAACCAGTATGTAGTAATTCAAGGAGGATCTGGAGAGAGAACAACAGTCCGCATTGCATTGAATAATTTACCACAGAGGAATGGTGAACCAGTAAACCCGGATGTTCTTAATGATGTATTAATAGAATACACAGAACGTCTGGTGGAACATGTAAGTGCAGAAGCGAGAGAGACAGGATGGGATATTGCAGACATTGGAGGATCAGATCTCTGGCAGTGGAGGATAAACCCAGATGAATCAGGACTCACTCTTTTTTTCTGGAATGAGGATGCAGGTATGTTTCAAGAGGCACTTTACAATGAAAATAAATTTCCTCTCACATGGAGTGATTTGCAGGGAGTATATGACATAGTAAAGAATAATGAAACTTCTGTTTTGTTTAGAAAAAGACCTTGGAACATACCGCAAGGACTTGCAGAACCAAGACCTTTAACAAGAATAGGCTGGCCTCAAGTGGAGAAACCCTCACCTTCTGTTTTCATTAGAAAAAGGCACCCACAGGAAGAAACACCTGTAGAACCAGAAGTGGTTGAACCATCACCAAGACCAGAAGTGGTTGAACCTCCACCAAGTCCAGAAGAGGAGGAACCCTCTGGGTGGAGGGAACTTCTTATTCGTCAGAGGAAATAGGACTAATGCCTTTTTACACACAAGAGAGAATCCCGACTCCTGGAGGAATGGAGTATTTTGGAAGGCAGTATGACCCCTCTCTCTCTGTCATCTTCAGTGAATCCTTCATGGAAGGATTCAGGGATATCACTCCAATGCTTGCACTTTCTTACACACAACTCCAGTACGCAGGAGGAGCAGTCTATTCAACAGAGGATCAATGGGAGTCCTCAGAGTTTTTCAGAGAAGGACTTGAGTATGATCAGGATATGACAGAAGGACAGGCACGTTTACTTGCAGAGAGGCATGATCAAAACCGGAGATATGCAGACTTGATGTCAAGAACCTCTTTTGGAGGCGCGGCTCTTGGCATTGGAGGATATCTGGTTGGTTCAATTCCTGATCCCATCAACTTTATTCCATGGTTGGGAATGGTGAAGAAGGGAAAGCAGGTTCAGGCTTTAATAAATGCAACCACCCGTGGAAAACGTGCCCTTAGAGGAGTCATTGAAGGAGCAGGAGGGGCAATTGCATTCCAGCCACTCTATGCAATGGAGAAAAGTTCTTACCAAGAAGAGTATGATTACTCAATGGCATTTGCTGATATTGCAATTTCTGCAGGAATTGGTGGTGCATTTGGAGGATTGTTTGGAAAGATACATCCCAAAGACCCTGATTTTTCAACCAAAAAACTTGAGGATGCAAAAAACATCTCCTCTGTCCCACTTAGGGATAGAGTAGATGCGGTGAAAGTTTCCCAAGCACAAAGAGCCGCAGGAGAGACACCGGATGCCGCACACATTCTCAATAGGTCAAAGCCAGAACCTGTAACTCTAGATCCAGCAGACACGGCACAAACACACGCCGCTAAACTCGCAGGGGCACCTTCTGGAGTAATAAAGGGATCATTTGTGGAGTCTCAACTTCTGAATCCGGATGGATCTCTTATGAGGGTCTACCACGGAATGGTGCAGGCAAAAGGGACAGATCCGTTTGAAGCAATAGTTGCAGGCAAGGATTCAAATGGAATGATTGCATTTACAACTGATCCTTCTGAAGTTGTGTGGTATCCAAGAAGGGGAATTCCACCAGAAAGACTGGCGGCATACGAAGCACTTGTTGATGAGTTTCCAGATTTCTTTGAAATATCTGATCGCGGAAAACCGTATGCGGTCTTCGACTTTATGCCAGAACGTCTTCAGGATGCAGATGTTGAAGCGAGAATCAAGGGATTAGAGGAAGCAGGAACTCCTCTCAGGAATAAGGACGGTGAACCCATCAAAACGGTTTCTGAGGGGAACACTCTTGAAAACATGACAAGGGAATTGGACGAGGGATTTCCTGAAATAGTGGGAGGAGAAATCAATCCTCGCTTTCTCAATGTGAAGAATCTCCATCCACCAATGCCTCCCAAGGAGATAAAGGAGTTGGGTGCAGAGTGGTTCAAGAAGGAGGGGTTTGATGCAGTCTGGTCCACAGAAGAAGGAGGAAACAAAGTCATCTTCACAGTGGACCCTGCTCAATCCAAATCCATCTATGAACCTGAGTTCACAAAATTAAATGAAGCTGTTGCCACTGAGGAGATAACTCCTGTGTCAAATGATCAACTCAAGTCAAGGAAAGAGCAGAAGTTGGAGTTGGAACATGCAGATCAGAATCTTGCTGCAATGGGAGATGACATCTCAGATGAGGGTGTAAGGATAATCGTGGACGTGGAGGATTCTAGTGAGAGAATAACTGCACAGTCAGAAGGATATCTGGCTGCAGGGAACTGTTTGGTGAGAGCGTGATGGCAAAAGACCCTTGTTTTGATCTTATCAAACAGGCACGTTTTAGAATGTCTGATGAAGAAGCTCGTGATCTCATCAAGAAACTTAGAGAAGAGAAGCAGCATCTTATAAAGTTAAGTCCTGGAGACTGGCAGGTTAAGTTCAAGAAGAAGATAGTTGACGATAGTGAACGTGTAAAGTGGGTTGCCCAGCAAAGGGAAATTCAGGTGAAGCGTCAGATCTTCAAAGATCCTGAAAACCTGAAGAGGATTAGAAGGGATGCCAAGACAAAGGAGAACTTTTCTGCCTTCTTGGTTGGCAGCACCAAAAAGAAGGAGGGGTTTCTTGATTCTGTGTGGAGCCTTGGACATGCAATGGGGTCTCTTCGTCTAGGAAGGATTTTCTCTGTTCTTCCAGGAGGAAACTCTGCATTAAGTAGACCTTCTGTCTTTGGATATTTCCCCTTTGGACGTGGGTTGTTTGACCAGCAGGAGTTTCAGGCTGCAGTGGTTCAAGAATTGTTTCCATTCACAGGAAAGCAGAAGGGAAATAATGACCTTGCATTCAAGATGGCAGACGCAATCAACAAGGAACAACGTGAGTTGGTGAACCTTGCAAACTCTGAGGGTGCAGCAATTGGATGGCTTGATGATTTTGTGACGACACAATATCATGATCTGAGAAAAATTGAGAAGGCAGGATTTGAAAAGTGGAAATCTGATATCTCAGGTTTTCTGGATGAGGATCGGACCTTCTTTTCAAGAGACATGCAGGATCGTGAGAATTTCCTGCAACAGGTGTATGATAATATTATCCAGAACAAGAGGGCACTTGCAGATGCTGCACCTGATGAGGTTGGAATGGGAAAGATGTCGCTTGCAAACATGATGTCCCAGTCTCGGCAGTTGCACTTCAGGAATGCAGATTCATGGTTGAAGTACAACTCTCTCTATGGACATGAGAATCCAATCCAAGGGATTATTCGTGGAATTGAAAGAATGAGTGCAAACGTGGTTCTCATTCAGAAGTTTGGTGCAAACCCAGATTTTACATTCAACAAGTATTTGAAATCATTTCCTGAATTGACACCAAAAGAGACTGCAAGGATCAAATCTGAGTATGCTCAGGTTTCTGGAAAAGCACATCAAGTGGGGAACCCCACGCTCCACAAGTGGGAGCAGAGTCTTGCTGCAATCCAGAATATGTCAAAACTTGGAAAGGCAACAGTCTCTGCATTCACAGATCCAATGTACTCTGCGTTTGGGGCGCACTACCGGGGAAAGAACTACTTCAGTGCGTATTATGAGACTTACAAGACAGGTTTGCTTCAGTCTCCATTCTGGAAAACTGCATCCTCAAAAGAGAAAAGAGAGTTTGCACGAAAATTAGGTATTGCACTTGATGGAGTCATTGGTAGTGCTTCTATGAGGTTTGATTCAAATGGTGGAGGTCCAGGCACCATGCAGAGGATGGTTGATAACTACTTCAAGTTGACAGGACTCAATGGATGGACAAACTGGTGGGCAGAAGGTGCAGCAATCCTGCTGGCAGATGATCTTGCAGATGCAACCAGAAAATCGTTCTCAGAACTTACTCCAAGGTTTCAAGTGTTTCTTGGAAACTATGGAATCACAGAGATAGAGTGGAAGGCACTGTCAAAATTTGAACCTGATGTGGTTGGAGATGCAAAGCTCTTTACTCCTGAACTCATCTACAGGGATTTGGAGGAAAAGATTGCTGCGATTCCAAATCCTACAAAGGAGGATCTCAATGCATTCAAACAACAGAGGAATTTAGGAGATAAACTACAGAACCTCTTTGTTACAGAGAATGAGAATCAAGTGATACGTCCAGGAGGACGTGAAAGGGCATTCATGTCAAGAGTACCCTTTGGAGGAGACGAGGAGTTTGCAAGACCTGGGACTCCCTCTGGAATGGCAGCAAAGCTATTCTGGCAGTTCAGGAGTTTTGGACTTTCAATGATGTTTAAGAATTATCCTAGAGTTTGGGAGATGGGGATGCCTGCGGCGATGCATCTCATTCCAATGGTTGGACTTGGGTACGCAGCAAAATCTGCAAAGGATCTCTTGAAGGGAAAAGAACCTGTGGACCCCTTTGTAGATCTAGAGGCATTCTCAAAAACGGTTATTGCATCTGTGCTGCAGTCAGGATTTGGAGGAATTGTTGGAGATCTTGTTTTTAACGACTACAGGAAATATGGACACTCATTTTGGGATGTTTCGCTTGGTCCTACTGCATCAACCATGCAGGATTTTGCCATGTTGTACAGTGCCTTTGTGCGAGGTGACGATTTTGCGGCAAGAACATGGAATGCACTGAAGCGTAATGCTCCATATGGAAACTTCTGGTTAACCAGCACCCTGATGGATTACTTCATTAATTTCCAGATTCAAGAATTTCTAAACCCAGGATACCTCAGACGAATGGAACGCAGGGCGAGAAAGAAGAACAATCAGGAGTTCTTGTGGTCTCCTGCACAATTTGTAAACAGATAAGGATATACCATGACCGTTTCAGTCAACAGATCAAGAGTTCAGTACAGTGGTGATGGCAGCGTAGTTGCCTTTGCTGTGACCTTCTCTGCAATCACACAAGCAGAGATTGTCGTAACGGTTACAACCTCTGGTGTTGATAGTGTCAAAACTCTTGCAACTCATTATTCCTTGACTGCTGCACCCTTTTCAACAGGGACTGTGACGTTCCTGACCTCTCCTACGGATTATACTCCTGCATCTGGAACAACAATCACAATCTCAAGAAGTCTGGATCTTCTTCAACAAACTGATTACCAGGCAAACGATGCACTTGATGCGGAAACTCTGGAGGAGGGCTTCGACAAGGCGATGATGGCTGCACAGCAGTTGGATGACGGGAAGGACCGGACTCTGAAATATGCGGACACCTTGACTGATGACTTTGCAGGAGATGCAGATTTCACCACAATCTCCCAGAGTGTCTCTGACCGTGCCAGCAAATACCTGAGCTTTGACGCCACTGGGAAACTTGTTGTAGTCACAGAAATTACTGGAGCCACCATCACAGAGACCTCCTCTGCAGTTGGAGATGTACTGACGCATGATGGCAGCAAATGGGTAAATTCAAAGATCCTTGCACGGCTCTCTCAGATCAATGATAGCAATGGAAACGAGGCAATCAAGTTTGTCACAACAGGGTCTGCAGTCAATGAGATAACAGTCACAAATGCAGCAACAGGAAATGCTCCAACAATCTCTGCAACTGGAGAGGTGGACAAAGGCATTCACTTTGAAAACTCTGAAGCAGAAGAACTCCTGAAACTTGCGTCTGTTGCATCTGCAGTCAATGAGATTTCAGTTACAAACGCAGCAACCACCAATGCTCCTGAAATCTCTGCAACAGGAGGAGATACAGACATTGATGTGGATATTACTCCAAAGGGAACAGGAGAACTCAAGGTTGATGGAAAGATTAAATCCATCAATGGGCAATCCTTCACACAATCTGCCTTTCATGGCGCACTCATTCTAGGATTCTAAAATGGCAATTCCATCAGGTAGTGGGACTGAAGTCCTGAAAAATACATATAAACATGCATTAACCAACTCTGCAGTCATCATGGTGACTGGTGTTTCAAATCACACCTACACTGTCATCTCCGTGATCTTCACAGAGATGGGGAGTGCAGCACAGACAATCTCAATGTATGTGGATGCAGGTGCATCCGATGTCTCCTCATCATCTGGACAGGATATTTATTTATTGAATGCACAAGCACTTGCATCTGGAGAAACTTTTATCTGGAACGATAAGATCGTGCTTTCAGGAACAGATGCATTGAAGGTTGTCACAGGAGGATCTGCAAACGTGGATGTGGTTTGTTCATTTGTTGACCAAGATTGGAGTTGATATGTCTGGAATAATAGGAAAGCGGGAAGTCAGGGGATCTGGAGTTGTCAGCAGGCATCCTGCCCCAGTCCTCTCTGTGTCAGGATCAACAGGTGTTGTTGCAGATTCTGACCTGGAGAGTATTGACCATGACTCTCTTGTAAACTTTGTAGAAGGCGAACACTTTACTCAAGCAAATATAACTGCAACAGGAACCATTACTTCTGGAACTTGGGCTTCCGGAAGTGTGGCAGAAGGGTATGGAGGAACTGGTAAGACTGGCTATGCTGAAGGTGATATGTTATATTCTGATGAAACTGATTCCCTAGAAAGGCTTCCCAAAGGGAATGATAATTATGTTCTAACAATGAATGGCAATCATCCAAATTGGGAAGTAACGCAAGCACCCGAAGGAACTGCGGTACTGTCAACCGGAGAAAGTGGAACTGCGAAGTTTCTGAGAATTAATGGTGACAATTCCTCAAGTTGGCAGCCAGTTCCAGCACCTAGTCCGGCGGAAGGTGAAATTATTAAAGCTAAGTTTGTTAGTTTTGCCACTGGGTCTTTTACTACGACTTCGTCCACTTTTCAATTAGTTACTGAGGGAAGTTCACCAAACGGTGATGCTAAAATCACTTCAGGAACATTTACAAAGGACACGGCAAACCATGTTTTGGTTATTTGGGTAAGCAATGTGTATGTTTATGGTGGTGGTGAAGATTCGGGAAGTGAAATCCAACTAGCAACAAGTGGCGCTACTGACAATGATAACTTGATTGCCGGAGCATTGACAGGCCAATATATGCTCATCCACTCGGATGCTAATGCTCATCTAAGGACTTCTAGCACCATATGTTATTTGGATACTACTACTGCAACGTCTGTGGAGTATTTCATACAGATTAGGGCTTCTCACAGTGCGACAAATGCCCAATACCTTAGGGGTGAATCTTCTGTATTGTTACTTGAGATAAAATCATGATTAGACAATTTACAAGGTTTGATATTGTTCATTCATTGGTTGGAGGTGCATTATCTGGTGATTCAGATACGGGTCCGTTCAAATTCCTTGATGGTCAGACGCCACCAACTGACGCAGAAATTGATGCAGAAATGATCCGAGTTGAAGCAGCAGAACCCATGCGTATTTTGCGGAGACAACGCAATCTCAGACTCACAGAGACTGATTGGTGGGTCTTGCGTGGGAATCCAACGAATGACCAGCAGGTGTATAGACAACAGTTAAGAGATATGCCTGATTTTGTAACTCCTTCATTGGATGGGAATGGACAGTTGACAGGTGTAACATGGCCGGAGATTCCGGAGTGACCACATGGACCGAGAGCGCGACTACGAGGTACTGCTGATTGTTGTAATCGCAGTGTTGATGGGATTTTTCATTTTTTTTCATGAATATACTTTAGCTGCGGATAACGAGACACCAATTTTAGTTCCTCAGACTCAGATTTATCAGCGGCTTGTTCCAATAAATTGTGGGCCTCCTCCACTGCTTCAGGCTTTTCTGAAATCAGCAGGGAAAGTTTTGATTTATAGCGGAGTTGGATTGCAAGACAGCGATAATATTGTGATCTCAGTTTATGAAAATCCTCAGCATTTTTTCACAATCGTGCTGTGGGGTGGTCGGGAAGCATGCGTGACTGTAAATGGACAGCTTGGACAGATGCGGCAGCGGCCAGATTTCTGGATTAAAAGAGATGATTAAACCTGTAATCTCGAAGGACTCACAAGAACCACTAAGCGCAGATGAGCGGTTTCGGAGGAAATACCCGCTGGGGATTGAGGTGGAGTTTGAGAAAGAATATGGACGCTTTCCTTCAACAGAAGAAATGTGTTTAGAAATTAAACGGAAGAAAAAGAGATGATTAAACCTGAAATTTTGGTAGATGTTGTTAATCTTCCCCCTCTCCAAAAAAAGGGATTTCCTCTTGCAAATATAGTTTTTTATGAAGTCAAGCAAACTTGGAAACCAATGAGGAAAGCGATTCTTATTTTATTAGTCTTTCTTTTGCTTGCAGTATCCCCGGCAGGAGCAGACAAGTTGATGGAAAAAACTTTTGTTGAACGGCCACCTTCTGCATCATACTCTCAATATCCGGCACAGCCACCACCTAAAGATTCTGCTGAGCAGGTTCTTGATATTTTGTTATCACAAGGAGTCGCAGGAGTCGGGCTTATCGTTTTGGGCTGGTGGATTAAAACTACAACCGCACAGGCGAGGGCAGATCGGCTTCGGATCGAGGAGCGCGTGTTTGATTTGGTAGAAAAAACCAACGCACAACTTGCAGAACAACATTCTGAACTTACAAACATTGGTCGAGAGCTTGAACGAATTAGAGGATGAATGGAAGTTGAAACAATTGTACAACTAATTGAACGAATTGGAGTTCCAATTGTCGTCCTCGCTTTCTGTGGATGGTACATCAAATTCCTGCAAATTGGGTTTGCTGCGGATCAGCATTCAGCAAAACAAGAACGCACTGATATGCAGGAAAAATTCACAAAAGAACGTACTGAAATGAGGCAGCAGGACATTGAAAATGACAGGCAACTGGTGTCTATTGTAAAGGCAACTTCTGATGCGTTGGTGGAAATGAAGACTGCACTTGCGGAGCAGACTGCAACAATGAGGGAATTGCTTGGACGGCTGGATCGAAAAAGGTGAATTTAAGTCTTTTGGTTCAAGGTTTAATAATAGGATTTGTGCTTGCAATCACAGGACTTTTCAGTGCAATTTATCATATGGAAATGCAGACATTAAATCGTATTGCATTGATAGAAGCATCTGTTAGAAACATCGAGGAATCTGTCCGGAACTTACAGCTTCGCATGAGTCATTTAGAACAGGTTTTAATCAATTATGATCACGAAAAAACAGAGAAGGAGTGATGCATAGTACAAAGAATTTCAGTTCAGCCGAGTTGCAATGCAAATGCGGATGTGGAGGTAATGAGATGAAACCTGACTTCCTTGATAAATTGCAGACAATCCGAGATGAGTTCAAGAAACCCATGCGAATCAACAGTGGTTTCCGCTGTTCAAAACATGATGCCAATGTCTCATCTTCAAAAATTGCAGGGAAAGGACCGCATACAACTGGTCACGCAGTGGATGTTGGAATCTCAGGATCAGATGCTCTTCTGCTTGTAGAATTGGCAGTTAAAAATGGAATGACTGGTATCGGAATCAAGCAGAAAGGCAAGGGAAGATTCTGTCATTTTGACGATTTAACTGATGAAGCAGGTCCACGGCCTTGGATATGGTCTTACTGAAAGGAATAAAATGATTGGAATGCTTGGCACAATCGGGTTGGCAGCAGCAAAGACGCTGGTTGTGAGCCTCCTGACTGAGAAGATGGTCCTGAAGTTGACACTGACCCTCCTAGAGTGGGCAGTAGACAGGACGAGCAACGAGGTTGATAACCACTTGGTTAAGATGATGCGAGAACAACTTCAGAAAACTGGAGTGATTTAAGGGGGAAGTGATATCAAACTGATATCAAAATCCCTGAAATCAGGGGTACTGATATCAGTGATATCAAGTTTTCGATTTTCCTCTTGATCCTCTAAACTACTGGAATCACTCCAAATGCTGGTGGGTCGGCGGGGTCTCGAACCCCGGACCACCTGATTAAAAGTCAGGCAGTCCAAACCGATAACACATTGATATTCTAATCTAATATTATTGGATTTCACCAACTGTTATCAAAACTGATATCATGCCAGCATCCTCTGATTCATTCCCTTGACGACATTTGAAGAATGCTCCTCTGTCAAATGTGAGTATCTCATCACCATACCAAGAGTCCGGTGTCCAAGAGAATCTGCAATGTCTCTGAGGGTTGCACCATCCATTGCCATGTAGGACGCAAAGGTATGTCTGAGATCATGGAACCTGAAATCCTTTAGATCTGCAGCACCCACTGCACTTTCAAAGGGTTTCCGGAAGGAGATGGGTTTGTGCTTGTCTCTCCTACCAGGGAACACAAGCTCTGTGTCAATCCTCCGGATCTTGTTCCTGAACTCTGTGAGTGCAGGTCCATCAAATGCAACTCTTCGGGTGTCTCCATTCTTTGTATCACGGAAAATCACTGATCCTTTTACCAAGTCCACATCTCCCCATTTCAATCCCCAGATTTCCATCTCCCTTCCTCCTGTGGAGAGTGCAAGCATCACCACCAGAAAGAGATCAGGGTTGGAACTCTTTCTGCACTCTGAAAGCAGGAAGTGACGTTCCTCATTTGTGAGGAACCGTGTTCTCCCCTTTGGTTCTTCCAGCTTTGGAATCCTCCTGACAGGGTTCGTTTCCAATACAAACCACTCCTCCACACAGACCGTGTAGACCTTGGAGAGGGCACTCAAGTATCGGTTGACAGAGGCGTTGCTGAGTCTCATCATCAGCTTCTCCTTCACCTGGACCAGATCATAGGGTTTCACATCACGGGCCTTGAGCGTGGGAAGTTCCTTGATCCAGAACTCCAATTGTCCACGCATGGTGACATCCGGATTCTTCCTTGAGATGAAATCCTTGATGAGTTTCTGGATGGAGTCTGCTCCTGCACCAGAGGGTTTCTTCTTGATCTCCCTCTCCAGGGTTTCCTCATAGATTCTGTTCAAGAACCGAGTCCTCTGTGAGGGTTCTCCTTTCGTTGAATACTTGTCGCGCTCCCTCACGGAGCAGAGACTGAGCTTCTTGTACTGCCCAGAGGGGAGGATCAGATCATAGAACCTACCGTAGACTTTCTCTCCTCGTGTGAAAAACAATGCGTCTTGTCTCATGCGGCTTCTCTCCCTCCCTTCATTGAAATGATTAAAAGGTTCTCAACTGTCTTGAATTTCTCCGTGAGAATCTTGTTCTCCTCAAGGAGATTCCTGTCCACATAGGGAGGATCTATCCCAAACAGCACCTGATCCACACTCTTCCCCTTCTTGATGCAGTAGCTGACGATCTCCTCCAGAGGGACGGTCCCTCTACTCTTGTATCCGGCATAGGACTGCTTCGATAGCCTCAAGCAGGCAGCAATCTCCTGATCCTCTCGGAACCCCTCCATGTACGCAATGCGCCCCATGATTTCACTAAACTCCATTTTCCCCTTGATTGACTGAAAATTTCAGCTTGACTAATTCATCTGTAACAGTGTATGATCTCATCTACCTTGTTCTGAGACGTACTCAGACAAGTTCATTTGTACCAAGACCATCAAGATGCACCAAGCCGACATCAGTCAAACTGTAATACAGTGTTAAACCAAACGCAAGGCAAATGAAGGTCATGACCACCGATTTGTATGACACCAAGTCTGCAGCAGACTTTCTGGGGTTGTCTGTGGACCAACTCCGCAGGAGAGTCCGTGCAGGACTCCTCTCTCCAACCTTTAGATCACGGAATACCTTCTTATGGGACAAGAAAGACCTTCTGACCGCGCACGAAAGCCTGACAGTTTCGTGAGACGCATCATGGAGGAGAAGGGATTGACCATCTCTGAGATGTCTTCGAGATCAAGATTGACGAGGAAGACTTTAACGTACTTCCTCAGCAGGCCATTTATGACCAAAGGGAACCGCGCCATGTGGTTCGCGTCATGGGCGAGGGCACTAGGTGAGGAGAAGGAACTGATTGAGGAGGAAATGGAGAAACTCTTCGCACACCGTTATTTCCCCTGTGAATTCTGCGAGGAGAGGACGTTCAGGTTAAATCACAGTCAGAGGTTCTGCTCTGACAAGTGCAGGAAAAAGTGGAGACAAGAGACTCCCAAGATCTATCGGGAAAGCAGTGTTCACTCCCAGGCATTTGTAACCTCCTACCCTGATAAGAAGGGGATCACATACACAGAGAAGCGTGTTTGCGAGAGTAGGGATTTCCAGAGTGAAATTGATGACTACCTCAAGGAGGGAGGAACTGTGAAGACCCTCAAATCTGGATTCGTGGAGCATCAAATCACAATTCCCTTGGAGGATTTGGACAAGAAGAAGATGGAGAAGCAAGAGGAGATCAGAGTTGAGGCATGTTGAACTGCAGGGCAATTAAGGAGATGAAATGAACCAATATGAAGAACTTAGAACCAAACTGATTCCAGAGGCAGAGGCACTTGCAGAAGCGAAGGTATCGAAGAAGAAGGATCTTGGAAAGTGGTCTGCACATTTCTCAGAGGCGATGGATCGACTCTCACATGAGAAGTTGGGAGTGACTGCAACTTGGTTGAGGAGGGAACTGAAGCTACAGGGGCGTTGTCCAAAGTGCGGAAGGGGTGGCGCATGTGGATGACAAGGGAGCATCTTAGTGAGTCAGACTTCAAGAGAGCATGGAGGGTTGACCCGTGGGAAATTACAGGACTTATGTGGCCTGCAGGACACAAATTCAACGACCACCAAAAGGAACAGCCAGCAGTTCATGGATGTGCTGCGCCACCAAAACCTGTTTGTACAAAAGAAACGTGCTTGCAGATGTCTGATCGGTTCCGTGCATCAATCGGTAAAGCAGTCTGGCACTGTGCGACCTGTTGTGTCACTCAGTTCCCCGGAGTTTATGATGATCATTTGGACGCATAATGGATCAACTCACTCAAATGGAACTCCTCTGGGAGATCAAGAAGGTGAATGCAAACTTGGAGAAGTTCTTTCAACTTGTTGGTCCAGGGTTTGAGAAACATGAATTAATCCAGTCAATCAAGAATCAGCGTGAGCAGAGACTGGCTGCCGCATCACGTTATAACCAAAAGGAGGAGGATGACAACACTAAGTAGTCAGGATGTGATTCACATTCTGAGAGAATCAAGGAACCGCAGAAACCGGAAGGCAGAGCGGAAAAGGGTGCTGAACAATCTGGTTCAGCGAATCAGGAAATTCTTAACTGAGATGCAAGATGGCTTTATCTCTAAATGATATTTCGACAGGTATCAAGAAAGACCAAGGGTTGAAGGTGGTTCTTCATGGTCCTGCTGGAATTGGCAAGAGTACCTATGGGAGTCAGTTTCCCTCTCCCATCTTCTTTGATCTGGAGGGAAGTCTGACAAATATTGATGTTCCTCACTTTGATCTGAGAAGAGGAACCTTTGATGAGTGCATGGATGGACTCAGGCTTCTTCTCAAGGATCATTCATACAAGACACTTGTTCTTGACACAGTGGATTGGATGGAAACAAAAGTTCATGAACAGGTTTGCCAAAAGATGGGAGTTCCTAACATCTCTGATCCTGAGTATGGAAGGGGGTATTCACATGCGTTGACACTGTGGAAAGAATTCTTGGATGCATGTGAGATTATCAAGGAAAGAAAGGGAATGAATATTGTTCTCTTGGCGCATTCCAAACAGGGGCAGATTTCTGATCCAATGTATGGAACCTACAACCGACACACGTTGAAGTGCAGGGATAAGGTGTCCGAACTCATCGTGGAGTGGGCAGATATTGTCTTGTTTGCAGAAATGAAGGTGTTTCTTGATGAGAAGAAATCTGGATTCTCAAAAACTACTGTTGCACATGGAGGTCAGAGGGTTGTCCACACACAGGGGAAACCTGCGTTTGTTGCAAAATGCAGGTTTGCAATTCCAGAGGAACTGGAGATGGGGTATTCACACCTGATCTCTGCAATTCAAAACGAGAAGAACTCATGAAACTATTAACTCCAATTATTCCAAAAGCAGGATCAGATATCCTCAAGGCAGGACAATATGTTGCAACCATGTTTGATTGTGAGAAGAAGGATACAATCAATGGAGGGTTATATCAGGATGACTCTGGACAGATGGTGAAGAAGGGGTATCTTGAGTGCAAATTTGAGATTGATGCACCAGGAACTCAGTTCCACGGATGGAAAATCGTGGATCGACTTTCCCTCTGGCATCCCAATGAAACCACAAGAGAGATTGCAATGTCGAAGGTTGCAAGGATGGCATCTGCAATGGGATGGGCAGATCCAATCGAGGAGACAGACCAGCTTCTTGGAAAGAAAGTCGAGATTGTTGTCATACATGAAGAGAGTGATAACTTTGGAACACAAGCTCGCATATTTAAGTACCTCAAGCATGAATCCGGGGGGCATCCTCCTGTTGAGGAGCAGAAGAAGCAGACCTTGGAGGAGATTTCCAAGAAAGATGATGTCCCATTCTGATGACAACAATAGGAATTGACCCTGGGCTTGATGGTGCAATTGCAAAGGTTCAAGGGTCTGACATTGAGGTGTGGGATATGCCAACACTGGAGGTTAAGAAGAAGAGGTTTGTCAATGCACCAATGCTTGCAGACCTCCTCTCTTCCATTAAAACTCCAGAGTGTGAGGTTTTTCTTGAGAGGGTTTCTGCAAGACCTGGTCAGGGAGTCACCTCAATGTTCTCGTTTGGAACCTCGTGTGGAATCATTCAGGGGGTTGTTGCTGCACTTCACCTTCCCCTCACCTTTGTGACTCCACAGATGTGGAGGAGAAAGATGGGGGTTCCAAAGGGGAAGGATGGATCACGATTGAGAGTTCTTGAACTTAGACCTGAGCTTGCGTTCAGGTTCACACGAAAGAAGGATCATGGACGTGCAGATGCAGTTCTTCTTGCACTTCATGGATCACGAT